GCAGATGTGTTGTTTGTTTCGTCACACACTACACGGAAATCTGTGATACCGCGTCTACCCTGAACCTCACGAAGGAATGGCTCAACAATGTTTACGAATTCTGCACGAGTAAACTCGTCATTGAATTCGAACATAACATTTTTACCAGCAATTTCGATTGCTCTCTCAATAGCGAGAAAGAGTCTACGAACATTGATGCGGTCAAAAGCACTAGGTCTATTCATCTTCGTTTTGTCACCGAAGAGTAAAATACCTTGTCCAGGAATGTTTGCTACAGGATTGACACCAGCTTTATAGAGTGTGTCTCTGTCTGTTTTAGTTGGTTGCAATACAATGTCAGTCACACCAAGATAGTTACCTCGTCTCTGACCAGCAGGAGAGAACCATGGAGCGGCAACTAAGTCAGTTGCAGCCATGAGACCTGCTGTAGAAGAAGCGGCCGGAATCTTGATATACTGGTCATTATATTTATCAAACACTTTCAGATAGTTGTTATCAACAAACAAGTAGGATGAACTTGTATATGTATCCGTTGTTGTGATAACACTTGCTGTTGTGGCTGTTGTGACAACAGCTTTTCTGTCAGGAGAAGCAACTACAACACAGTCTTTACGAGCATTTGCAGTAGCAACCAAATCGTTTACGACACTCGTTGCGGTGGTTTTTGTAAGAGACTCAGGAGCAATCAAGAAATCAATCTCGATATTATCTTTGTCTTCAAACTTGTCGTAGCCAAGAGCATAGTCATCAGTACCGATTGAGGTAGAATTTACACCACTATCAAAGTCCCAAGTGTCTGTTCTATTTGCAACATCTGTCATTCCAACAGAGAAGTCTTCGCCCGCAACTGTTGCGGGTTTATCCCAGTTTGTGCCAACAGTATCAGATGAGCCAGCAGAATCGCCTATATAGAGTTTACCTGCATAAACCCAAGACGATTTTTCTTTTAATACATCTTTGTAGTAGTTTGATGCGCCATCTGTGCTTTTAGCATTTGTAGCAACAGAAACATGTGGGAATGTTTCAAGAACAGTTCCTACTGTGCCTGAGATTCCACCATCTCTGTCGATAACAGCGATGTGAATTTCATCGTTACTTGCGCCAAGTGCTGACGCAAAAGATGATGTGCCTGGTTTGCGGTCAAATGAACTTTTGTAATCCCAAGTATCAAATGTTGTTGCTCCTGCGCTATCTTGAACACACATAGATACTTGAAGTGAATTTCCTAGTTCTCCAGGATACTTTGCAAGAAAAGAACCATCAGCGGAATCGAATGCAGCCAAGGCATCGAATGCATCGCGGTTCTTGATTTGTTGTGCTGTAATTGTTGCATTCGTGTTAGAACCAACAGCGTTCTTAGCGTCGGAGTCTACTACACGAACTACATTCAGTGAATTAGAGTATCTTAGAAAATATGCGGCAGAGTGAAAATCTACCGTATTCGAGGTTGTGGGTGCTGAAAATGTGCTAACCAGACCTGCTTCGTTTGAAACAAGAGTGACTTCTTCAACGGCGCCCCAACCAAAGTCGCCTACAAACGCACCAGTAGAAGTTTGAACATTAGGGACTACGCCCGTTAAGTCAATTTCTTTTACTGTTACGGCAGGACTTGCGGATGGTGTAAAAAGTGCCATAACTTTATTCCTCAGTTGTTAAATTATAAGTATTCATAATACGGTAGTTAATCAATACTCTTATTTATACTTTTACCAATCTTCAACACGTTGATACGTCTGCCACTGGTTCCACTTCGATTGTTCTTCGAGTTGTTCTGCGGCTTCAACCCCATCATCTATGTGTCCAAATGGTGGAACATCATCTTCAATCTCTTTCATTTTAGCTTTAAACATCATCTCTTTTAAGTTGATATCTGTCAAATCAGCAAACATACTCGACGATACAAAGAAGCCAAACATTACTAAGTTCATCATCAAGTCATCATGATTGCCGTCTGATGCTTCATATGACTGTCCTCTTGATACAAATGTCGAGACTTCATTGATTGTATTCTCGTCAACAATTTGTATTTTGTTACTCTCAAGTAAATCTTTGATACCAGAACAGCCAATACGCTTGACTTTACGGTTCATCTCAATACCAATTCTGTCTGCACGAACAGCAGACTCCATATGAATATTTTCATATTCTAAGTCTTGATACAAACCTTGACATACGAGTTGACCCGAATCATTTGACTCAATAATTACATATGCTTCATTGTAGAGGGTAGCATACTTATATATAATGTTGGGAAAGAGTAATGGAGAAATAGTATTGTTGCGATACACAGCAACCTGTTTGAATGGTCTAGTGCTAATGTCGATTACGTTAAACGTAGAATAATCCTGTCCTCTGCCCTTTGACACATCAACCGTCATGATATATTCATGCTTTTGATGTGGTTCTTCATAGACCAATAGGTCGCCACCTTCGAACACCTGTGCTGGTGGTTTTGCACGAAAAGATAGCAACGTCTCGGCATTGATAAGAGTGTCGCCGGTACCATAGAATGTGTTACCGAACTCTTGGTCGAACTGTAGCTTTGATGTGTTTGCGATAGTTTGTCGCTTCCACTCTTCGTCTCTGCCCGGGACATCGTGCCAGTTTACGGTGAACGGCGTAAACTCGTTAATTTTTTGAACCGCTCCCTCCCAGATTTTATGGAATGTATTGCCAATTCCGTTTGCAGTTGATGTAATGATGACTTTTGTTTCTTTACCAGCCGCGATAACGGGATAAGTTGAAGTATAGAACTCATTCGCTCTTTCAACAAAGGCAAACTCGTCAAGAAATAGTAGATTAACAGACATACCACGAATGGAACTACCACTTGTAGCACTGGCAATAATGCGAGAATTATTACTAAACTCGATGGAACCTTTGTTAAGAGCCTTACAGCCAGGTTGTAAGAAGAAGGGAAGATTCTCAAGCATGAGCGTAATCCGCGCCAGCATCTCACGAGCAGTGGCACCTTTGTTTGCAAGAATTGCAATCGTTTTCTCGCTATGAAAACAAGCATACCATAGAATATAGCCAACAGAACTAATCGACTTGCCCGACTGACGACACGCCAAAACAATCGAAAATCTATTGTTATTGAAGTGTTCAAACATTTTTTCTTGATACGGATAGAGGTCAAACGGCACTAATCCTTCGTCTAGAGAAATTACCTTCAAGTAATTCTTACAGAAATATACAGGGTCTTTGGAACACTTTAGATATTCCTTGACCTCTGGTTCTGTAAATTGATGTTGAACACCATCACGCTTGACATTTATATTGCCAAGATATGATTCATTCTGATTCGGATTCTGCATCAATTACCACTCCCGACTCTTGTTGTATGAGTCGTTGCAAGTCTGTAGTCGTGCCTACAAACAAATTGTTCGTGGTGGTACCTACTTGTTTAGGTTCATCCTTCTTGTTAATGTCTTTGTTTTTCTTATTCAAGTCCATCAACTTGTCATTGATGTCTGCCATGTTCTTCATCATACCTGACAAAACTTCAAATGCTCTAGGATGCTCGGACTCACGAGCAACTTCAATCATCAACTCTAAACTCTCTTGACCTTTTGCTAAAAGATTGTAATATGTTTCACGAGAGTATTCATAGTCGTCTTTTAAATTCTTTTCTTCGTTTTCACTCACTGTGCGCTATCCAAAATATTTGTTACAAAACCATAGTCACTATCTGCGTTCACTGCAATCGGGTCTGGAATAATTTGTAATGCTTCAATGAATACATCACTATCTAGTAGACCAGCACCTTGCAGATATAAATTACTTTTAACATCACGAATGATTTTACCTTCATTCACAGGTCCGTGTAAATTCATCTTGACTTCAAAATCAAGAGTATATACAATAGTTCTTCTGTCACCAATAGCACCTTCGTAGTTGTCTTCAAGACTTACTGACTGAATTGTAATTGGCATGTCTTCAGTCAACGAAGGTATATCAGAGAATGGTTTAACACTTACAGTATACTGCGGTGTAAAATATGGTAAGATTTGTTCAACAACTTGCAGACCATCGTCTTGAGACTTTGCGTAGATGCTCAATTGAAATATAAGTGTATATGGAGCAGACACATACATTTTGCGTCTGTCGTTTACACTTGTTGCTATTGTCTTAGAAAAGTTATTTAATTTAGGAAGTTGTCTTGATGCGTCATATACAAGAGAAACAATCTCAAATGACATACGCGGTAGTTTCATTGCTACACGGCGTTCTGCATCTTCACCATTATTCATTTCGTTTAGACGAGAAATAAAGTCTCTTCGTGGAGCGTATGACAACGGCACCTTTACTTGAGAGATAGTCTCACCCGAACTATTCTTACGAAGCACATACAGATTATTAAACAGAGAGCCAAACACTGCTACAGCAGTTCTGACTCGTTTGTGATAAAACCATGTTCCAAACATTATGATGCATCTCCAAATGGATTAGATTCGCTGAAGTCTAAGAAGTCCCCTTCAAAATTATCAAAGATTGTATTCTGTGCATCTTTCTGAATATTCTGAAGTTCTTCTACCAGAGATGGAGTTGCTCTTGAACCACCTGTGTCACCAACAATCTGTCTTGTTGTTGTAAAAGTATGAAACAGACCATCCGTTGCTCCAACATGAACAAGATTTAGTTGATTACCCGAGTCACTCCAGAAACTTACTTCGCCTACCATATTGTAGGTGTCAAAAGATTGTGTAACATTCTCACCTACAGTGAAGCCACCACCAGATGAATCCAACGTGAGTTTGTAGGTATATGCATTCTCATATTCTACAACATCGATATCCTGAATGTTTGTATCAAAGTCTTCATCATTGTATTCAAACAATTCACATTGCATACGGAATGTAGGAAGTTGACTTAACTGATAGAAAGGAGTCTCTGTTTCTACCTTTGTGATTTGAAAGATTGACTTTGACAACGCAAGATAAATTAAATCACCTTCTCTTGGTCTAAAATTCTGTGCATCTAGATTGTTACCAATAAGACGCTTCCATCTTTTTCTCGCAACAACAAATGTTGCTTGGTCACGAAGTTCAATACCAAACTTTGTGAATAGGTCGCCTTCACCATCAAACCCTTCAGTGTTTTCAATATACATTTCAATTTTGTATTTACTACTAAAGCGTGATGGAACATCATCAAGAAAGATTGAATCTTTGTTAATGATTTCTCGTGGCAAATAGTATACATCTTGACCATAGAATTGAAGTGCTTCAATCGTAAGGTCTTCGTATAAATTCTGCTCACTTCTTTGATTATATTTAAAGTATGGATTTATGGCCATTTAATTATCCCACAAAGAACAGTGGAGGATTATCGTAATCTGTAAAGAGTTTCTCTCTAATTCTTTCAATTTCTCTGTCTGCTTCTTCAATGAGACGTTGTCCGTCAATTGTTACACCACCTGGCAATGTCACATTACCAAACTTAGAAAGGTTCTCGCCCCATTGCTTTTTAATCAACGCTGTTGTGAATTCTTTTAGAAACATGCTATCGTAAACAGTACCTATACTCAAAGGTGCTTCGACATAGGCTTCAAGCATAATATAATCGCCAACTTTTAAGTCGCCGCTTTCACTTCTTAAATCACCAAAGATATACAGCCTGTTGTTAATTCGTGTATAAAGAATCTGTGGAGCACCAGTCAGTTTCAGGTCAATCGTTGAGAGATACTGTTGCATTTGTTCATAATATGCAAGGTCGCCTACACCAGTCTGCAAGTCCCACAAGTCATTTAATCTCATTTGATATTTGATATCAAAAAAGTTTACAGACGAACTTGAACTACCAATTGGTAGAACACGAATAATATTCAGAAGTCTTGTTGCAAAGTCACCAAGCTGAAGTCCCTCAATATCATCAAAATCGATATACTGTTGGTCAATCATATCTTGTGTAATTTGCACATTAAAATATACGCGAGTTGAACCTTCGCTGTGATATTCGTGATATAACTGTAAGGCATCATCAATTCTATCGCTAATTTGTTCATCAGCAACATTGATTTCCACAACAGGATAGCCTAGCCTACGAAGACTATAATCAATAAGTTGTTGTCTAGATGTTACTGTTGCGTATGACATATTATTATTTATCCTTTAGTTTAAGAGTGTGCCTGAGGCATTGTATACATTGATACGATAGTGAGTTCCTTCTTGACCATCAAGAGTATCAGCATCAAGACCTGAACCAGAACCATCAACGGTTTTGATTGCAGTCAAAAGTTCATTTGCAGTTGAGTATGTTTCACTGAATGAGAATTGTCCAGTTGAACTATCATATGCTAAATCCCCTGATGTTGAGAACAGATTTCTTACTTCTTGATTGGTTCTTTCTGTAAAGGAGAACGCACCTGTTCCCGAGTTGTATGATAAGTCGCCTGATGCACTAAAGAGCCCGCGAGTATAAGACGAGTCAATCTGAAGATTATCTGCATTTACTGTAATACCTGCCCCAGCGCCAACATTAAGTGTTCTAGTAGAAGTAATATCACCACCACCAGAAAGACCGGTACCAGCAGTAATCGACACGGATGAGTGGTCAATATGTTCGTTAGCAACAAAGCCGCTCAAGTTATCGTGAACGATATCTCCATCGGTCGTAGAGATTGCACCGCTACCAGAGTTATATGTGATACCCGTTCCACCTGAGAACATGCCTCGAACATTCGCAGAGTCGATATTAAGCGTTACATCACCTGTGCCGCCTCCACTCAGACCATTGCCAGCAGTAATCGTCTGGTCGTCTTTCGCGCTTGCTTCGATGCCATCTAGTTTGGAACCATCGGTAGCAACATCACGACCATCGACAGTTCCGTCAACCGTAATGTTACCCGCGACCTCAAGACCCGTTCCGTTGATAAGTTTCAGTGCTGTACCAGTAAGTCTT